AGGTCTTCCTACAATGGAAGGGCTTTCTATTTATATTCGAGTGGATACAGATACACTCGTTGAATGGACTAAGAAGCATAAAGCATTTTCCGTTGCTAGAAAAAAGCTTATGACTCATCAGCGAAAAAAGCTTATTGAGGATGGGCTTTATGGTGGTCGTAGAGTTAGCACTCCAATGGCGATATTTCTTCTAAAGGCTAATCATGGAATGGTTGAAACTGAGAAGAAGATCTTAGAAGGTAACGCCAAGCTTATTATCAAATCGAATGTTCCAAGGAGTAAATAATGAATGATGGTGTCTATCGGAATCTACCAGCAGGCAAGTGCGAACTATGCTTTTCTAAATCCTGGCGAGCTTTGATAACTGGAATTGTAATAAATATAGTAGTTGCAAATTTAATATGGGCAACTATTCTGATAATCATTAATGGATGAAAAATAGTGAGATAACTAAATTCTGGTTCTTAATGACTGAGCTTATAGAAGAAGGGAAGATTGATTTTATGGAATTGTTGACATCTATAAAGAGGCAAGAAGTAGCGAAGCTATATTGGGAGGCGGCTCGGAGAGAAACAAGTCTATTTAAGAAAGTGAAAATGCTTTTCAGGAAGTATATTATGAGTATGATAAAGAGAATTTGGAGAGATGAGAGATCGGAAGTGGAATTATTTGCAGTATTTGACAGACAATATACTGAGCAATTAGAACTTGAAGCTGAACAAATGCGGCGTGCAATATTGAGTAACATTACAGAATTGAGTAAGCAATACATAGAGGAAGTTCACCAAGTAACTGTAGACAAGGAATATTTGTATGCAGAAGATAATTGAGCATCCATATCATCCTACTCCAAAGCAGGCAGAACTTCATACAGATCCTCATAGATTCAAAGTATGCGTCTGGGGTCGAAGATCAGGCAAGTCTACGTTTGCTTTTATGGAAGCTGTTCAAACATGTTGGGAAACTCCTAATGCAAAAGTGTGGATAATTTGTCCTACATATGGGCAAGCAAAGGATGTCTATTGGCGAGAGCAAGACATTATGGGAAAGCTGCTTCCAGAGGGGAGTTATGTAAAGAAGAATGATAGTGAATTACTCATTTTATTTCATCATAATGCACTTCTACAATTTAAGGGAGCAGAGAATAAGGAAACCTTGCGGGGTTCTGGATTAAATGTCATTATTCTAGATGAGGTTGCTGAATATAGGTACTTTGATGAGATCTGGAATAATATCCTCCGGCCTGCGTTAGCAGATAAAGGAGGTCGAGCAATCTTTATTGGAACGCCAAAGGGATATAATCACTTCTATGATCTTTATGAGCGAGGACAGAATAATAACCAACCTCAAAATAAAGACTGGAAGTCTTGGAGAGTAGCGACATGGGATAGTGGTAATCCATGGACTTTAACAGAAGTAGGCAAGAAAGAAATAGAACAAATCAAAAGTGAAAAGGCTGAGGATTATGTGATGCAAGAGTATGGTGCTGATTTCAGGAAGCATACCGGACTTATCTTTAAGGAGTTTGATCGAGATATCAACATCAAGGACTTCGATGTTCCAAGAAACTTTCAGTTGGAGTGTGGAATGGATTTTGGTTATACAAATCCCACTGTCTTTATAGCAAGTTATTTTGATGATGATGATAATTGGTGGATATTTGATGAGTACTTTGCAACTCAAAAGCCTATTCCAGAACACGCAGGAGCAATCCTAGCTCTTCGTCAGAAATATAAGAATGATCAAAGATTTATTGTTGGAGATAGTGCTAATCAACAAGAGATTGAAGAATATCGTAGATACCGTCTCTACATCAGTGCAGTTGAGAAGACTAATAAAAGTGTACTTCGTGGTATTAATAGAATTGCGGATAGGCTTAAGATAAATCCTATTACTAATCTTCCTCGAGTATTTATCAGGCCAAATTGTGTTGAATTGATTAAAGAGTTTGAGCGTTATCGATGGCAAGAAAAAAGAGGAGAAGATAAAAATGAACGCGAAATGCCAGAAAAGGCTTATGATCATGGAATGGATGCAATTCGATATATTATATTGCATCATACAAAGCAAAAGGAACAAGTAAGAAGTCAACATAGTCGATCCAGTCGTAGAGTTATAAATCCATTAACTGGTTACTAGATTGACAGAAATAGTGTTACTATGTTATTCTAAGATAGAAAGTTAACTTTAGCTATACCCCCTATGTTCAAGATCCGTAATAAATCCCTCGATCCTCTCTTCAAGAAATATAAAATAAAATCCCTCAGTGAGCTTTCAGATGATCAATTAATGGAACTATGCGTTTCGGAAAAAAACCTCAATACTCATCCTAAGTATTTCATGGAGAAACGAACGGATGATTCTTTTATACGTGGTGATTTTGATAGGTTTAAAACAATTGATGCGATTATAGCTGCTCATAGCTACAGTGAGTATATGAGTAATAGCTATTGGGAGAAAAGACATAGGGAAAAGGTGAGTGCTCGGAAGGCAAAGAGGGTTACAGCTTTTCATAAAGAAGGAGAGGAGACATTTAAGCTATTTCAAAATCTTCAGATGGGATTTTTTAGACTTAAGCCTGGAGATGAAATAGTTCTAGATATTACAAAGAGATGGATAAAAGAATATCTGCTAGGAGAACGAGAAGTAAGAATACAAGAAGAAGGAGTAAATAAGAAAGCTATGGTTCCATCACCGTATACAGATCGATTAGAAGTGACAGATTTAGAAAAAGATGTAGAAGAAGTAAAAGAGGAAGCTACGGCTGGTGAAAGTGAAAGAAGGAAGATTCTCGGACGTCTATCATATAAAGAGCTCCAATCAATGGCATCTAAAAAGAATTTTAATCCTATTGGAAAGTCTAAAGCAGCATTAGTCGACTTGTTATCAAAATGAGAACTCAATGAGAACTCAGCCGCTTGTAGAGACTACAGAAAGAGATGGACAAGGTCAAGCAAGAGTACGACTGGAGTATTATAGATGTAAAAGATGTAATTATCGATTTAGGAAGAGACCGCGATCTCAAAGAAGACAAATCTGGTTAGCATTAAAATGTCCAAAGTGTGGATCAAGTGTGAGTGCTCATACAGGAGAATATAAAAAGGTTTATTATCTACCAAATTTAAATGGCTAAACTTGGGAAAAAAGGTGTAACTCAAACATGGGATGATACGGATTATAAGAAGTATAAAGGTAAATGGACAAGTAAGAAAGAATATGATTTAGTAAAAGATATTAGAACGCGAGTTAGAATTATGTCCGCAGCTCGTAGGACATCGTGTCCATGGGCAATTCCTTCAGAAGAAACCTCAGTTGCTGCAGAGCGAGATCTTGTTATTGAAGATGGATCGTTAACTGGCACCAATTGGAGCGATCGTTGGAATATGGATGACAAGATATACATGATGTGGCGTGAGTATTTATTAAATCAGAGCAATCTGAAATCTCCATTCGTCTTTGCAACAGTACAAGCGTTTCTAGCAGAGTTTCAAGAGAATAAGATGGGTGTTATATTTACTCCAACTGAAGAGCAAGATAAAGCGAAAGTAAAACTCATGCGATATATTGAGGATGATTGGGAGAGTAGAGCTGATGCGGATAGATATAAAGCAACAACAGCATTTGAGATGGCTGTACGAGGAACATCAATTCCATATAATGGATGGATGAAGAAAACCAGAACAGTGAATATTGTTTTAAGTCCAGAACAAGCTGGAAAGGAATATGAACGGGCACGAAAAGAAAGTGAAGAAGAAACGGAACATATCAAAGAGCGTATTATTAAAGAACAACGACCATTAGTGAAGAAAGAAGAGATAGTTGAATGTAATCGTTGTGTATACGTTCCAACTGACATATTTGAGATCTTTGTAGATCCAGATGCCCGTATACTGAGAGGTCCTGCTTACGAAGCAGCTGATATTGTATGGAGACAAATACCATCTGTTGAACAGTTTAGAGCCGAGTTTAAGAATGCTCAAGACCCATGGATCATAAAGGGGAATATAGATAAGGTAGAAAGTGCAACGAACTCAGAGCAAATGTATGAAGGAAGTGATCCGTTCTTTAAGGCTCCTCGAGATGTAAGTGGAAATAAAGTCGAGCTCATTCGATATTATAATAAGCAAACAGACAAATATATTATTATTGCGAATGATGTTTTAATTCGAGATGGACCTCTTCCATATAACCATAAGGAACTTCCATTTTCACGACATATCTTTTATGAATTGAAGAATTACTTCTATGGAGCTGGTTTAGGAGTAATGCTTGAGAATCAAGTGGCAGAAGATGAGACAACTCGAAATATGCTCCTTGACCAACAAAAGATCAATATCAATCGACCATTATTTATCAATACTGATGTCTTTCAAGATATTGATTTAGGTTGGGAGTATGTTGAGCCTGGTCTTAAGGTAGAAGTAGGTGGAAGCGTTGGGCCGGATAATATTAGATGGTTAGATAGTCCTGGAGTAAATATAGAAGCGTACAGATTACGAGATACATTAAGAGAAGATGCAATCATGACTTCAGGAATTAATCCACTTGCATATTCAGTTCCAAAGCCAGGAGAAGCAGTAAGAACGCATATTCTTGCAATGGAGAGCACACTAAAAATGGTTAAGAAAGCAATGAAGAACTGGGGAGAAGGCTGGAAAGATTCTGTGAGACAGCGAATTAGAATAAGGCAGCAAATGATGCCTCAAAGTTATATAGAGGAAGTAATTGATGGAGAAGTTGTTCAAAAAAGACCAACAGTAAGAACAGAGGGTGTACAGATTATGTATGATTTTGAAACTGGAGAGTTAATTGAAGAGAGAATAAAGGATTATGGATACTTTACTATTGAGGACGAGTATCTAGATCTTGTTGGTGATGTGGATGTGCAAATAGACTCAGATTCATTAGTTCCAAGAAGTCATGGATTAAAAGTCGAGCAAGTTGACAAAGCAATGGCTGTATTATTGCCATTACTCTCAAATGAACAACTATTGACAATGCCTGGTGTATCTCATCTCATACGAGAGTATGTAGAGATTAATGGATTAAGTCCAAGAATAGTTGAAGAATTACAAGATGAATCAACTCAAGAAGAAGTTGAACACGCAATTGAGCAAGAGAAGGCTATGCTTGCTGGAGAGGAAGTCCCTGGTATTCCTGGGGAGAGTATAAAGCATAAGTATCATCATAGAGAATTATTAGATTCGTTAAGAAAGGAAAAGGATCAGTTAATAGCGGTACAAGGTCCAATGGGAGAGTTCTTAGGTCAAGATGTTGAACATCAAGCACGAGTAACTAAGATAACTACTGCAGTTGGATTATTGGAGAGACATCTTGCTAAAGATGATGCACCGAAAACACAAGCAATTCCATTAACAATTCAAGAGGGCCAGCAACAGGCACCTCCGCCAGCTCCACCAGGCTTACCTGGTCCAGGTGGACCAATGCCAATGGGAGAAACTATTCCTCCTGCTATGATGGAGACTGGATTAGCTCAAGCTGGACCAATGCCAGGTGCTGGGGCTATGCCTCCAGGAGTAATATGAAAGATTATAAAGAGACAAAAACAATAGGAAGGAAAAGTCCATTAAATGAGTTGAAAATGGATGAATTAAGAGAATTAGTTGCCTGGGAGAACCAGGATTCATATAAGATTCTGCGTGATATTATTATGCAAGGGGAATTAATTTATTCACGAGATGCATTACTTGAAGGAAAATTAGAAGGTGTGGACTTTGTTAAATTATCAGAACGATTTAAGACATTTAGGTCAATTTTAAATATTCCTAATTTAGCTAAGAAGTTATTAGCCAATGGACGACAAAAAAGAGGAAAAGCTTAGACAAATAGCAGAGGAAGTTGTAAAAGAGTATGGGATATTTTGGGCGAAAGGGGTGAAGAAGTATAATATGGCACTTACTGCAGTGATGAAGTATACGCCCTTTGGTGTTTTTCCATTCATTGATGTATTTGAAGCAACGGATGATCAAAAGAAGAAGGCAAACGAGATATTAAAGGATATTAGAATAGAGAAAAAAAGTAAACAATCAGGTAAGAAACTTGAGGGATTGGGTAAAATTTGACAATTCAATATGTAGTATGCTATCGTAAAGTATAGAGGTTTCTATTGGTTTTGCACTTGATAGCATATTGCAGGTTGCAAAATTAATGGAGACCTCTATGTTTTGTGACCTGCAAAATGTTATTAAGCTTTTAAAAACTCTATATGCCAGACAAGAACGTTCCTCAGAATGCCTCTGATGAAGGAAAGCAAGCTGAGGAAGTCGAAGTCGCAGCCTCTCAAGATGGTGCAGAGAAAGCTGAAGAAAAGACTGAAGTCACCATAGGTGAATCCCCCAAGGAGGAAGATGAGCCAACAAAGGAAGACTTAGATAAGAAGGCTCTAGCCGATAAAGTTAGTATTGTTGATAAACGAAATCAACAGTTACGTGACGACTATGATATCTTGAGACGCCAACAGGAAGCTGTTTTACGTCGTATGAATCCGGTATTTGCTAAAAATCCCGAACTCTACGAGGAATGGAGACAGGGAATCCTTGCAGATGGCATTGAAGATCCTGGGACTCATGAACAGCTTTATGGAAGCGCTCAGTCTCAACAGACGTCTACTCAACAGGCTACTACTCAACAGGAGGTAGTTGCTCCTCAACAGCCTGCAATAAGTCCTGCTCAAGTAGCTCAGGTAATTGATCAGAGGATTGAAGATCGAGAGGGTTGGAAATCCTTTGTAAAGAATCATCCAGAATTTGATTTGAGATATTTGGATACTGATGAAAAGAAGCAGGAGAAAGCGCACCAATGGCAGCGCATTGCAGCAGTTGCAGCAACTCTAAAGGCTTATTATCCGCATTATACTGCTGATAATCTATTTGAACTTGCATATAATTCTCTACCGGAGAATCGTGAGCAACAGATTAAACAAGCAGAAGAAAAAGGTGAGATAAAAGGCCGACAAGGAGTATTACTGGGAGGTACTGGTACGACAAGTGGCCTGTCTGGATCTGTACAAGTACGAACTGGACCACAAACTGTACCAATGACAAGGTCTCAAAAGGAAACATACGATCGATTGAAAGCGAATAACCCAAAGGTGGCAGAACGCTATGCGCGGGAGATTCAGAATCAACCTTCTTAAAAAGTTCTTCCAATAAGTCCAATGGACTATAAACATGAGATTGACTAAGACGTAATCATGACGTCTTATATATTATTTATTATCTTGCAATAATGGCAAGTAAGTATAGTTGGAGTCCTAGAGTCAAAAGGAACCTTTTTGGTCTACCAATTGCCGATCGTACTTCTATTAGGCTTCCTGCTGTAGATAGCACTGCTGCTTATCTGGGGGGTTTCATGAGTTCAATTACTGGTACTGCTGCTGCTCCTGATGGAGTAGAGTTTGGTGTTGGTGCATGGGCTGATGATCGAAGAATTCTTGGATATGCAATAGGCTTCTTTCAAAAGGGAGGTACGGTTCCAATTTGGGATGTGGATTCAAATCTAAGAAAGGGAACAGTTACTAATGAAACTGGTGAACTTCCACTAAAGTATACGTTCTCAGCAACTAATGATGAGAGTAATACGACCTCTGCAGATTTAGAGGAAGTGGAACTTGTGCCAATAAGTAATTCAGACATTCTTAGTATTGCGTTGTGGGGTGCAAGTACTGTTGCAGTTGCGAGAGGTACAACAACCGCGGCTGGAACAACGGATTCAAGTGACAACCATCATGTTGGGCTTGCAGTCGATACTACCTATCACTATGCGCTATTAGAATCCAGTGCTGATAAGGATCTTCCTGACAAGGACTTTATCACGACCTCCATCGATGGTAATAAACCTATAAATAGTAAGAGGGTTTTTGCTTATTGTATGAGGTCCAATGCCTCTGTTGAAATAGCAGAGTAATATCTTACTTTTTAACTTCTACCTAGATGGCAGAGACAGTAGGCCAGTGGCAGACATGGAAACCTGAAATTGATGCCTACATTAAAGATGAGGAAGATCTGTTACCAATAGGTGTTTACACCTCTATTTTCAAGGAACGCGTAACAGGTAGGCTTCAATTTAATGAGGTAACTCGAGCCGGTCTCAATCCTATGGAAGAAGTTGGAGAACTAGGTAATGCTGTTGAAGATGAGCAATTAGAGGGTTATAAGTACTCCTATGAGCGAAAGATCTACAGAAAGCAAACAGTTTTCTCCAAGCTTTTATGGGATACAGATCAAACAGATACTGTTGAAGAAATGGCTCGTGACTTGCCAAGGGCAGCACGATATAGCCGAGAGCTAAACATCTGGGGCATGTTCAGAAATGCTTGGAACCCACTCATAGTTTATGGGGACTCCAAGCCATTTGTAAGTCCTTCGCATCCTCGAAAGGATCAAGGGCCTGCACAAGCAAATACATTCCCAGATGGAGTTCAAAGGCCGCTTACTTACAATAATGCTCTTGATCTTCAAGATCAAATGATTTCAGTTGTTTCAAACCAGGGAAATCTTATGAATGTTTCTAGTCCTGGAAAGAACAAATGTATCATAGTTGGTCCCTACCTGCGCGAAGAAGCATTTCAAATCGCAGGAGTAGAAGGGCCGGATGGAAAGCCAGGTACCGATGTAAATGACGAGAACTACTTCCGCAAGGGAGACAAGTTCGACGTTCTTGTAGTCGATTGGCTTTCATATGAAGCAGCTGTACAAGCAGGTGAAACAACAGTTGCTAAGACATCTAGCTCAAACTACTGGGATACAATGTGGGGCATCATTGATGTGGATATGTGCAAGCGGTACTTTAAAGTATACTCAGGTCCTGGTTATCCAAATTATGATGATGAGATTAATAAGAGAAATGAATCTCTTATTAAATTCGCTTATGATCATTACACCTGGGGTAATACTGCATGGTATCCAGCGGCTCTCTCAAAGGGTGACAACTCAGTCTATAGTGGATAAGGAAGTTTCTAATCACTTTCGAAATCAGATTAGAGGAGTAGTTGGCCTAACCAACTCCTATCGCTCTGATTGGTCAAGGAGAAGGATAATTTATTAATCTCACAAAATGGCTTATACAGAACTAGCTATTGATGCGCTGAGAGGTATTCCCAGAATTGTAAAAGGAAAGACTAACTTTCTGTATGTCGGTACTAGTGATTGGGGTGCTGAGATGCAGAAAGAGCATCCTGGTAAGGTGTTTCGAACGCTTACAGATGCAATTGCAGCAGTCCCTGCTGGAGATGGGACAGATACATTTGGATTTGTTCAAACTGTTATTGTTATGAGAGGGTATGAAACAGTAACAGCTGCAACAGCTCCTGTAACTGTACCATTAACAAAGTCTGGAGTACTAATCACAGCTGCACAACCAGGGCAAGGTGGCTTAACAACTTCTGTTGCACTTGGAGCAGATACTCCTCTTCTCAGAATTCAGGGATATAACTGTTGGATTGATGGGTTGAGGTTTTACGCTGATACAGTAACTCAAACTGGTGACTGTGTGCAATTTGGGGCAGCTGCAGGTGCAGGTGTGAATTATTGCGGCATGAGCAACTGTTTAATTCAGGGATCAATGAGTGGAACTTATAAAGACTTCACGCGTGCAGTAGTCACTTACAATGGTAAGTATATGACTTACAAGAATAACTGGATTGAGATTGGAGACGGTTCAACGGCAGGCTTTAAGTTCGCTGCAGATGCTGCTGGTAACGGTCGAAGTCAGTATCTAAAAGACAATATTGTCTACTGTAAAGATGAAGCTTCCAATGCCTGTATTCTTGTTGATGTTGATGTGGATCAAGAAGGTGGAATCATTGATGGTGGTCTCTACTCAAATGAAGGCTCAACAGCTGATGTATTTGAAATTGATGCTGCAAACTGGACAATAACAGGTCATGGTCTTGCATGTAATGCAGATGCTGTCGGAGCAGGAGCACAAATTGATTGGAACGGTGCTGATCGGACAGTTGGACCATTCTACGTCAAGCAAGGTGGAGGCGCAACCGCACCTACTCTCTTTGATGAGTCAAATGTTTAGTTGTTATTGGAGTATCAATGGGTGCAATTGACCAAAACGTTGCTCAGGAGCTTAAGGCTAATAAGAACACTAAGTCTAAGAAACCTGTAAGCAAAGCTAAAAATAAAAAAAAGTAATCATATACTCTGCACTGGATAAAAGCAGTGCAGTAATAGGGTTATTGAAGGCTAATGAGTAAAGTTTATATACAGAGTAAACATACTGGAGAAGTTCGAGGAGTCTCTGCGGAAGAGGCTATAAATCTTGTCGGTACGGATTGGTCAGTTATCGAAAAGTCAAGTGTCTTACGTAACTTACCAGAAAGGTCAGTCAAGAAGGAAACTAAGAAGCCCCAGAAGAACGTATTTAGAAGTCCTGATTATATCGAAGAGTCCGAAAAAGAAATGAGGAAGTTCATTCCAAAGTTTAAGCTTGGAAAGTATAAGATATTTTTGAGTAAGCCGTTTATACGATGATTGGGCCATTCCAAGTAAAGGGAGTATCAATTGGATCTTTAACATCTCCTGAAACTCTAACAGCTTCTTTTGGAGATAATACAACTGTAGTTGAGAAGATAGGTCGTGAGATGGAACAACTCATGTTGCTTGTTACTTATACTCCAAAAGTCGGCCAGTCAGATAGATATATTAATATCCGGATAGAGTTTGGAGATGTATCTGACGATCTTTATCAAATAATAAAGATAGAAGATATTACTGGAGTATATAGTGAGCTCTTATATCGTCCCTATGATATTAGGTTTCCATCATCAACAGGAACTGTTGGAGGGACAGCATATAAAGGAAGAATTTCTGTTCCAGTTGCAGATATCTGGGGAAGAATTAGTGTAAAAGAAAGTGGGTCTGATAACTTTGGGACTATCATTATTAAAACTGTCAGGACTAGCAGATCTTAATTTTTAGATTAATATAATGGTTAAAGTTGAACATCTTATTGAAGATGCTACTGCAAGCACAACAGTTCCTTCAACAACAAAGGGATTAAGTATACGTGGAACAAGAAGGGTAACAATTGTTGCTCAAAGATCTGGTCATGTTGCTGGCAGTTCAGTTGTATCTGTAAAATTTACAGCTAAGGATAGGCCAACAGCAACCTCTGATTTTGGAATTTACAATCGCCTCATTAGTAACGTGACAAACACAAATGTTCAGGAGATTACAAGAGTCGCCAGTATTACCTTGAGTTCAAATACAGTAGAATTTATCTCGTTAAGCCCAGAGGATATTCTTCCTTGGATTCAAATCGGTATGACAAGAGTAACTGATGGAACTAATAATCTCTGGTTAGTTTCGGATTTTAGTGATTCACATCATATTTAATGACAACTTTCACCGATAAAAGTGGCTCTGCGGGGGCTACTGAGAAATTACAAACTGAGGATGGGGAAGATCTGTTAACAGAAGATTTAGAGTTATTATTAGCAGAAAACTCAGGATCTTTTGTTGATGGAACCGGTGTTGCTACTACTTTTACAGATAGGACTGGTTAAAATATGGCAAAGAAAATAACAGAACTTACAGCTACAACTTCTGTTGCTGATGGCGATCTTCTACCAATGGTAGATGTCAGTGATACTGACCAATCTGTAAATGGATCTACCAGGAAAATTACACGAGAGAATTATGTAGGAACATCCACTCCTACAGAGCTTAATAGACTGGATGGAGTAACTCCTGGCACTGTAGCTGCATCTAAGGCAGTTGTTGTAGACTCCGATAAGGATATTGGTAACTTTGGAACTATAACAATTGATGATGATGAAGATCTTGCTTTTGCCAGTGGCGCAAAACTCGAGAGAGCCGCTGGTCATCTTGTGTTAACGCCAGAAAGTAGTAAGTTAGTTAAAATCCAAGTTTTAAGACAAGACAATATTAGTAATGCTTATAAAAATAACACTATATTTCTATCTGGATGGGGATATATTCAAGGCGATGGTACAATCCAGGTGCTTGAGTCTGTTTCCTTTGGAATTACATTTTCAGCACTCCCTATTTTACTAACCGCACAATTACATCGGAAAGGAAGTGCTCCTGCGAATATAGGAGAGTTTGATGTACCAACTCCAGCTGTAGTTCAGTCAAGATCGTTAAACATTACTATAAGTGGATTTGACTCGTATATCCGTTCTGAAGGAGGTACGACTTTAGCAGTTGGAACTTATCATGGCTATTCTTGGCTGGCTGTTGGAGAGTTAGACTAATGTACAAATTCTTAAAATATGACAAAAGGCCTGATTTTATAGCAAGTAGAAAGCCCTTTTTGGTCGATGGGAAAAGGACAGGTTGGATTGAAGAAGAATGGTACACAGGAGATATTGCAGTCCCATTATGGTGGAATGAAGAATGTCATCGTATGGTAGAAGGGAGAAGTTTATTTGGTCTAAAGGGATTAATGAAGTTCTGCCTTAGATGCAATAAAGAACTTCCTGAAAATGGCTGTATACATAATATTGATAAAAAATAGATGACTCTAGTAGAAATACGTAAAAGAGTAGCCTCATATATAAATTATGTGGATAGCAGTGGAGATTTGGAATCCAATGCTGATATAAGTTCAACTGATATAGATAATTGGATAAATGATAGGTATAGAGAAGACCTTGTACCTAGATATGCAGATTTAAGAAAAGAATACTATATGCGAGAATCTACTGCAGATAATTATGCAGCAACTGGAACTGTCGATGCATCTTCAACAGGATCTACTCTTGTCACAACTACCAGTATCTTTACCAGCAATATGGTAGATGCTCGAGTCTATAATACAACTGATAGTGAAGGAGCTAAGATTACAGCTTATACAAGTGGCACCACAGTTACTCTTGATACAACAATTGGAGATACATGGGATGGAGATACAGTTTATGTATTCACTGGCATCTATACCTTTGGTGGAGATGCAAATGATGTACTTAGACCCGATTGGGTAGGAGTGAAATATTCCTCGACTGATCGCGATTATAGAAGAGCGATAACTGGGGAATATAGAGATTTGTTTGAATATGAAAAAGGTAGAAATAAGGATGATTTATTTGATCAAGATGATCCTAGATACTGGTTTGATACTGTAAATATTTCTGGAACTCCAACTTCTGCAATTATAATTAGACCAATTGATTGGACAGAGGCGCTTGATGATGCGATTTATATGAGGTATTTGGAGATTCCGACAGCTCTTTCTGGAGATAATGATGTTCCTAGATTACCTCTTGGAACACATAAGGCGCTTGTATTTGGAGCAACTGCAGATGCTCTCTTAAAGTTGGAACGATTTGATGAAGCAAATCAATTTGAGCAAAGGTATCAATTAGCGAAGGGGCAATTATTAAGATATCACGTTTCGGAGAGAAAACAACGTAAGGTGAACTTTATGAGACAGAATCTAAGATTCTATAGAAGGAATAGATAATGGCAGCTAAAATAAAATCTCTTTGGATTCAAGGGCTTACAAGTGGTATGGATCAGAGTAGTGATCCTAGTTTAGTAGTAAATAATGAATCGCCGCTCCTTAAAAATGTAACATTAGATCAGCCTGGAAATTGGGTAACAAGAAAAGGAACTAGCAGACTAGGTAATAGAGTGACAGCTTCAGATAGAGTTTGGGGGCTTGGTGTTTATAACTCTACTGACGGGTCAACTAGAAAGTTGATGATGGTCACTCAGAGAGATTTATATGCTTATAACGAAAGTACTGGTATCTGGGATTCAAAAGATACTGACGAGTGGCCTGCTGATACTAGAGTGGACTTTATCAACCATATTAATCGACTTTATGTAGGTTCGGATGATGGTGTTACAGCTCTAAGCTATACTACAGGAGGGGAAATTATAGATGTAACGCCAACAATTGGAGGATCTATATTAGCTGTAAATAAAAATATTTTAGCTGTTGGTGGAAACAGTATTAAGCCAAATGTGATTTTCTACACTAATCCTTTCACAGATACGTTTTATGCGGCTACAGGAACTTGTGCAGCTAATGCTGATATAGCTGGAGCTAATACAGTAACGACTACAACAGGAATATTTGAAGCTGATATGGTTGGATCGATTATTTATAATACTACAGATGGAGAGATGGCATTGATTACTAGCACAAAAGTAGGAGGAGTATCTGCAAATACTGTAGTCCAGACAGATTCAGATACTTCTGGATGGGATAATGATACCGTCTATATATTGCAGAATAACTTCAAATTAGATGGAAAGTGCACTGGATTGGTTAGTTATAAAGAGAACTTTATCGCATGGGATGAAGATAAGATTTACTTTTGGGATGCTACTAGTAATTGGAGTGATGATGAAAAGAACTTTGGCTGTGTTAATTATCGAACAGTTCAGGTAGTAAATGGTTTGGTTATATGGGTAAATCGGGAAGGAGTTTATTCTTACGATCCACAAAGGGGAATACGAGATATAACAGGTAAAATTAGGGATGAAGTGAATGGATATGGTATTTGGGATTTAATTAATGATTCTAATTGGGGACAGTTTGCATCAGGAGTATTCCCTGGTGAAGGGATATATAGGCTATCTATCGGTGATTTGGAAACACTTCCTGGAGCCCCTGCAAGTGGATTAACAAATGCAGAGCTAGAGTTTGATACTACCAGAGAAACCTGGACTGTTAATAGTTATCCGGATGCAGGAGTTGTTTATGTGAACTTTATTAATACAAATGGAGCAAAGAATTTATACAGGGGAGATAAAGGAACAAGTGCAGTTTATAAATTAAAGACAGGAACTACAGATGCAAATAATGATGGAAGCACAACTGCAATTAGCTTTGATTTTAGGACTCCTCATCATGTCTTAGGAGATCCAAGGGTTAAAAATAAGATAAAGAAATATTTTATAAAATATGTGGCCGATAATACAGTAACTCTTGAAATATCAAAGAATAGAGAGAGTTATGAAAGTCTAAGGTCATTTGCAGCTAGTTCAGCTGTAACAGGGATAGAGAGAAGGCCTAGAGCGGCTCAGGAGGGCTTTAGTCATTCTCTGAAGTTTACAGGAACAGGCAAACTTTCATTAGAAGGTTATGGATTTGAGACTCAGATAGGAACTACAACTAGATTACCTACTGCATAAAATGGCAGAATTGAAACAAAAAGATATAGATATCAAGGATTTAAGCGAAGCTGGTTTTAATAATTTTCTATATACAGTGAATTATAGTACTGCTAGTAGTGGAAGTCGTGGGGATATAACAAGATTGAAGTCTGATTATATTGTTGGTGGAACTATTGGAAGTGAAGGAGTAATTAAACTAGGAAAACAAGGATTATTGAAGATTGATGCAAAGAATAAGAGAATAATAATCAACGATGGGGCAAATGATAGAGTATTGATTGGATTTGATGCAAATGGGTTTTAATCATGGCAGATTATGGAATTAAAGCAGCAAAAGCAGGAAGTGATGTTTTCAGTTCCGACCCAAGGGACTTTAATCTATGGAGTAAGTACAAGGTATTAAAGGTCGATTTGAATGGAGGAGGAACAATTACGGTTTTAGCAGGAAATACAGATACTGTAACAATAAATCATAATTTAGGCTATAACCCAATGATTCTATTGTTTTGGGGAATAGCCTCTGCCAATAACAAGAAAATTGGTCGTGGGATAATAGCAGTAGCAACTGATGCAGTTTATATACAGAATGATGCGAGCGATTTGGATAATGTAGTTCTATATTTTTATGCTTCAGCGGCAGGTAATAAGACTTTTGATTATTATTATTACTTACTTTATGACGAAGGGATAAATGCATAATGGCTGGTGATTATGGGATAAAGGTTAGTAAACCAGGTGAAGATGTATTATCAACGGCTAATAAGAATCTAGTTTATAATTCAGGTTTCAACTCTTTAAAAATTCATAGTTCAGGAAATGTAACAGCAACTGGAACACCAACTGATGTAAGCCATTCATTGGGATATGAACCAGCGTTTTTAGCTTACTCCTACGATGTAAGCCACGATTCAGGGTATATTCTATCAATGGGCCTAGGTGTAGCAGGAATTGAAGCAGTAATTGATAGTAGCAAGTTAAGGTTTACTGGTACAGCCAATGGGGATAAAGTTGCATATTTCATAATGTATGATCCTGCTGATACGAGCTTTACAGAGTTTACGGGAACCAAGAGTTCTGATTATGGGATAAAAGTATCACAAGATGGTGAAGATGTGTTTAGTTCGTCGGATACTAACCAATCATTCTATTCAAGTTTTAATACATTGCAGATTAGAGATGTCTATTCGACGGCAGGGCCAACAGCTGGAAATACAGTGACAGTAAGCCATAACTATGGTTATCCTCCTGCTTTCTTATGTCAATTAAAGCGAAATATAGGAGGAACTGATAGTTATCAGCCAATGCCGTATTGGGAAGTTCTTGGGGGAATTGTAATTTACTGCGAATCGCAAACTAACGATTTTGTTTTATACGCCATAGGTGCAGATTTCGATGATGATGTAATTAATATATTTGCATTTACCGAAGCACTTGAATAGTTCTAAATATAGATAATGCTAATACAACAGCTAATACAAAATAAAAAAAATAACTGGGTCGACAAACAAAAACATCCTCAATCAACTGAGGAACTTGTAAATGAGACCTTTGGGATAGGTAAATCTAATGCAGAAGATGTTATAAAAGAGATTGTTAAGGAAGAACTTCCTATAGCTTAATTAATTTTTGAAATAATATGGGTCGTCGAAGAAGACAACGAAGACAAAAAACGAGTAAAAGTTTGCGCAAATGGAGACGTAGGCAGAAGCGTGGAGCAATTATGAAGCCCTCTACGTTTAAAAAGATCAAAAGAAAGGCAGCTGCAGCAGGAGCTAGAAGTCCAGAGGCAGTAGCTGGGGCAGCTTATTGGCGCACAGCACGAGCTAAATTTAGAAAATCGAAGAGGAAGAAGAGAAAAGAGAAATAAATTTTAGAATATAGAGACTATGCCAAAAAAAGTAGAAAGAAAGCTCAAAAGAGAAGCTAAGAAGAGGGGATTTAGTAAGAAGCGTGCAGGAGCATATATCTATGGAACGTTACGAAAGTTAGGATGGAAACCATCTCGAGAGAAAAAGAAAAGCAAGAAGAAACGAAAGAGCCGAGGAGGTCGGAAAAGCCGTAATACGAAACGACGCAACAGACATCGTGGAAGATAATTATTTTATATTTTATCTCATTTATCATGGCCTATAATGGTGGTGCATCTGTTAGTTCTTCCCAAGGCATTGGTATCATAAAAAGAAGAAAGGCTAACGGCGGAAAACAAGAAACCTATCAAAGAAGTGCTAAGATGGGTTATATGAATAAAGGGTACAAGAAATCTGGAGTGAACTCCAATAAAGGCATGGGCAACAAAAAATCTAAAATGAGCTGTTAAGCAAAAGAAGTCATACTCAAAGCGTCGCTCTGGCTCTACATGGCGGCGAAGAGTAAGGAGGTAAACTATGGCACTTTATCAGGAAATTATGAATGTGCCTGGATTAACAGGTAGTTCATATCAACGTCAAAAGCAATTATATGAACGATTGGGGTCTCCACAAGGACCGTATCGTGGGACTTATTCTCAGAATATTTGGTTATTGAATAAGGTTCGTGCAGGAGAGTTTGGAGAAGCTCCAGCTCCTCCACCTCCATCTCCAGCCCCGACTCCTCCAGCGCCGGCTCCAGCTCCAGCGTTACCGGAACAATTCGCAGAAATGGCAGGAGCAAGGGATGTTTATACCGGACCATTATTTAGTGAAGTTCTTCCGTTTTATAAAGCGTGGGAGACTTTATTACCAACAGTCGAACAAGAGGCCGCAGCTCAAATTGATCCATTTATTCAACGAGAACTTCGTCAGCAACAACAGGAGTATGGAACTCAATTAGCAAGAACTGGTGGAGGACGGTTTGGAAGAGCGTTAGGGGGTTTTGGAGCAATTGAGGCAGAGGCAGAAAGAAGGAGACGAGCACAATTACTTGATTGGATAGGTCAGAGGAGACGAGGATTTGAAGAACTATTTTATAGACCTGCAGAAGAAGCGTTTATGAGATCTATTGAATTAGGGAGAACACCAGAGGCTCCTACAATGCCAACATGGGAAGAGTATGCTAGAACAATTGGATCACAGTTTCGACCTCCAAAGCCTGTTGAAAGTATATTAGGAATGCCAAGTGCTCCAGTTAGGTTCTAATATAATTATTAATATTCAATAATGGCAACTCTAGAAGAAGCTGAGGCCAGAATGAGAGAAGCCGAGACAGCATTAAGGCCTTATGAAAGTCCTGAGCTATGGCAGCAAACAAGGCAAGCTGTCCAAAGAGAATGGACGCCTATATTACAAAGAAGTGTAGGTGAAACTGAGCGTATGATGCGTGAATTCCTACCTCGATTTATGGAAATTCCATATCAAGGTTTAGCTGCAGGAACTACAGCTGCTAGTTTGACTCCACAACAGAAGATGTCTTTGATGGGAACTGAGTTAGGGGGATTAGCTGGTAGATTATCTGCTGCAAGTACCTTATCTGATGTTTTGGGAGGACGAGCATCAGAGATGCAAAGTAGGGCTTTACAAGCTGCACAGCTTGGACAACAAGGTGCAGCTCAAGCGTATAGTAGAGCGTTTCAAAGGTATCAGATGTTATTCCAAGCAGCTGAGGCGGACAAAGCACGAGCGGCAGCAGCTGCACGAGCGGCAGTAGCCCAACCGAGATGGCCAACATTGCCTATCAGCATGGAAGTACCTCCTGAAGTTGGAGCAGGAGCAGGAGCACAAATTGTTGAGAGACCTGGAGTTGCTGAAAGGTTGGCTGGTATGGCAGAGGCACGAGGAATAGAAGAGGATTTATTGCGAAATATGGCTGCAGAAATTGCTCAAACTGTTGATCGAAATGAGAGAGCTGCAATATATAGAAAGTATATGGATATGATTCCATATCCACAACGAACACCACAATTACAAAGACAAATGCAAGCAATTGCAACTGGACGTGCTTTATATTAGATTTTAAATTAGAAGAATGCCCCCAACAGGTACAACATATAGATTTGGAGAATTCGATATAACGCCTGAACAATATAGACAACTACAATTTATTGACCTCTTAGGAAGATCGGGAATAGTAGATGTAGGTGCAGGTCAAGAGATGATAATGTCAGCATTGATGGCTCCTCAAATGGGCGCTTATGGTGGTCTAGGTGGTCCAGGTGGCCTGGGTGGCTATTATGATCCTTATGGAATGGGTATGGGAGGTGAAGAATTGATGATTGAAGTGCCAGATGAAGCTGCTCCGGCTCCACCAGTACCATACGCAGGAGCTCAGTTGCCAGCGCCTTATAGACCATTTCATGCTGTTATGAGTCTTATTCCTGGGTTTAAGGGTCTATGGGGGCCTCCACAGGGTGCAGAACCTGCTATGCCTAGGGATTTAGGAGCAGCGTTTAGAGAGGCTACTGCTACTGCCCCAAGAGCAACGTTGGCTGAGACTATGCGAAGAAGGTTCTCTAGTTTACTTGGAGAATAATAAATATGGCAATATTGCGTGGTGAAGCCGCAAGGGCATATATTCAATCCGGTAGGCCATATCAAATGGCTCGTGGTGTTGGAGGTCAAGCCCAAGGGCTTCCTCAAGCACAGCTTCTCCAACCACAGCAACCTCGTGGTGGAGGTCTTCTAGGAACATTAGGTGGAATGGCAAAGAGTTTTATTACTCCTTTTGTTGAATTCCCTCAAAAGGCTATTGAGAGTTTGGGATACACTGCTGCTACATTAAGAGGTCCAGAAGCTGCGTTGGGATATAAGCCACTTATTATGAAACCTGAAAAGTGGCAAGAATTTCAATATGGAGATCCTCTTGGGGAGACTATAAAGGATATGCTTGCAATTGCTGCAACAGTAGCTCCTACGGCTCCAATAACTTCAGTTGCAGGAAGAGCATTAACTCCGCTTCAAAGTGCAATTGCTACAGGAATGGTTCCTGGGGCTGTTACTGGACTTGCTCAAGCTGAATGGGAAGATCCTATGAGTGTACTGGGAGGATTGGGAATGGGAGCATTAGGAGGCGGTCTTGGTGGTGCTGCAGTTTATGGGCTAGGAAGGTTAGCAGGGCGATTGCGAGGTGCAAGAGCACCAAGAGTCGAGGAAATTGTTCCAGAAGCTCCATTAGAAGTTCCAGAGCGCATTACGCCAGCTGCACCGGCTGTACCTGGGGTTGAACCAGAACTTATGCCAGCCAATGTGGAGGAATTTACTCCTATTATTCGGCAATCTAGAACTACTTCTGAATTCGAGAAGGGTGCTTTAAGAGCATTTAGTGATAAGAGATTGGGGTTAACAAATGCACAACAGAGTTACTTTATAAGAAAACAACCAACTCTGGCAAGAGAACTTGGATTAGTAGATCCACTGCCAAAGACTACTTTAACGCGGGAACAAATCGAAGCCGGAATCAAGCGAGGGACTCCTGGGATTTCTGAGGGAATGTTAGGAAAAGCTGTCAAAGGAGAGTATGAAGCATCAAAGATTACAGACCGTATGGTACAAGATCGGGTCAATAGTGCTGGAAGAAATCTGGAAGAATTTTATAAAGCAACAAGAGTGGGAGCCCCTCCTACAAGACTTGAAAGGGCTATGATCCCAGAGGAGCGTGTTGTTCCCCAGGTAAGGGAATTCAGAAGAATAACAGGTCCTACAACTTGGGAAATGGATAGATTACAACAGCTATCAGCAAAAAGACAATTAACTACAGCGGATAAGACATGGATACAGGAATTGGCACGATCTGGAGATGAAGTCTTAAGTGAACCTGCAGCATTTCTTTTAGATCGTGTAGATCCTACATGGAAGAATCGATTTCGTAGATTAGGACGTGATATAAAAGTTGATATTCTTACTGCAGAGCCTACGGTGAGATTTCCAAATCCTGCGGAGAATAGGCGTTTATATAATCGAGTTATCGATGTTTTGGAAGATGAAGGAGAAGCTATTGTTAGTACAAGTGGAACGATTAATAGAGTTGATCAAACAGTTGGGAATTTAGGTAGAGAAAGGCAACGGCTCATAAACCAGGCAAATTATAACCAGCCTAGACTTGATTTTGCAAAGGATATTCAGACAGACTTGAATGTTCTGAAAATTCCATTTAGGGGTAAGGCAGTTGACCCTGATGTTGCTGGAGTCATAAGGTTAATTGAAAGACAAGGAATTCCAGTTACAGTTTCTGAAAAAACTGGAGAAAAGATGATAGCACAATTAGGAGCTCCAACTATTTCAGGTACAGAAAAGCAAGCACTTTTAGCTACTATACGAAATGATATTTATAAATTAACTGGGGAACAACTTACAAGTGCAAAGGCAGAAGCACTGCGAGCGGTTGAAAAGGCTATTTTGAAGGATATGAGAAAAAATATTCCTGGGTATACAGCTGTAAATAAGAAGCTCGCGCCTTTAATGGAATATATAAAGAGAGGTCATGCTAAGAATGCTCTACGAAGAGCACGTGGAACGACTGCATTCGCTGGCAGGACATTTCTTGGAGGAACTTTAGGGAGAGTTTTACCAGAGCCGGTTTTAACTGGAGGAGAAGCATTAGCAGCACGAGCGTTGGAGAGTATAGGAAGAAGACAGCTTCCAACGATTGGAGTTCCTCCTGCTTTACAAAATATTTTAGGATCAAGAGCTATGGCACAGTTAGGACAACGGTTGCTTCCAATTGGGCAGCAACTAGCTCCAGTTTTAGGAGCTCAACTATTTACAGGTGGAATGGGAGCACCTCCTCCAGCTGTAGGTGGAATGGGGGCACCCCCAGCGTTTGGTGTTGGTGCAGGGCTAGGGCCTATTCCTCAAATACCTGGCTTTGGGGCTGACGTTTCTCCTGCAATGGAATTACCTACTGGAATGATGGCGGGAATGCCAGGTGGAGATCAATCTAGGACAATAGCATTACAATTACTACAGCAAGGAACAGAGCCAAGTGATGTTAAGACGATATTGGAAGTGCTAGGATTAGGGGCTGGAGATGGTCCTGGAGAGTTAGGAGCACGAGAAAAGCAATTTGCTCAAGCAGCTGATGCTGCCTCAGTTGCACTTGATATGTTACAAAGGGGTGGAGTAAGAACTGGTCCATTGGCTACTCCTCTTGGTAAACTTGGGGAAAGAATTACAGGAAGACCTACCGAAAGCACTCAATATAGATCTGCATTATCATTAGCAAATACAGCAATTAAAAATGCTTACTTAGGAGGTCAAATGTCTTTACAGGAATTAGAAAGCTTAAGAGATTTTCTTCCCTCTCCAACTGATCAAGAGGCTGTTGCAGCTCAAAAGTTACAAACCTTGATATCTCTGTTACAGAGAACAATCCAGCCCCAAATGGCTCCATATGATCCTTATTCTATGATGAGTATCTAATTTAAAGTAGATAAAAAATGGCTTTTCGTGATGTTAGAGACGAATTAGAAGGAGTCGCTCCAGATGTTCTCTATACTCAACAATTTAGACTTATGTTGGGCAATAGTAAGATACCAGGCTCTACTAATGAAATTGTTATTGGAGAGAATCGCGACTTAGGAGCAGGTGTAGAAGAGGATATTTGGGATTGTGGTGGTAAGATCAATTTTCTAACGTCTGCTCAGCCGCTGTATGTCTCAAGTACAGATGCAGCTGATGTAGGGAACACTCTTGTTCTTAGAGGATTAGATGAGAATTACGATGAGCAATTAAGCTTTGTTGTTCTTAATGGACAGAATCAAGTACGTGTAGGTGCGGATCTTACTTGGTTGCGTGCATTCTTCATGGCAACAGCTGTAACCGAAACTCAAGGAAATGTTTATCTAGCAGAGCAAGATACACTGACAGATGGAGTTCCTGATACTCCTTCTAAAGTTCAAGGTTGTATGCGACAAGATTCACAAGTTACTCATAATGGGTATTATACAGTTCCAAGAAATAAAACAGCAGACTTATTCTTGTTAACAGCTTCAGTTGCAAAGGGAAAGGATGCACGCTTTCGATTTAAAGCTCGCCCGTTTGGGGGAGTATTTCTAGAAGGTGATTCGGTTCCTCTTTATCAAACTAACTTTGCGAGATTATATGATTATAGTGCTGGATTTGATGAGAAGAATGATTTTCTGTTATCAGCTATTTCAGATAATGCAGGAACCAGAGTAAATGCAACTGCAATTTTGGCTGTCTTAGATAAAGATCTTTTAGGAATTTAATTATGGCTACTACAATAGAAAACGATGGGTTAACGCTCAAAATTACGGTGGATGGAGTGGTTAACTCATTTAATAAAATTAGCACTGGAGTGCATGTTGTTAATAGTGAAGTGCTTGTAAGTGAAGCTTCTGGGCGTATTATTAGAATAGATTATCAAGATGTGACTTCCCCGTCAGTAGCATCTGTAGAGGAATTGAGAGCAGCAATTGTTCGCTTGATTAATTATTCAGATGATTTCAGGACGCAGGTAATCTTAAAAGCACATCATGAGATTCACGAAGGCGAGTTCTATAGTATATGTGCGGTTGACTCCGATTTTGGTGTAGGTGAAAATTTGATTATTGCATTTCAAACGCCAGATACTACAGATTGGATACATTTATTCTTCACTGTAGATAATACAGCTGAAGCTACCTTTGAAATTCTTGAAGATCCTACAATAACAGTTGATACAGGGACAGATGTTATTGCATATAATCATAACAGAAATAGTGCAAACACAAGCGGAATTCTTACTATTGAGAGTACTCCAGAAGCGGGTAAGGCGACACTAAATCCAACAATTACAAACGATGGAACTATTCTATGTAGAGAGCTTTTGGGTGCTGGAAAGGTGAGAGGAGGAGTAAGTAGGTCTGATAATGAATGGGTGCTCAAACAAAATTTTATATATGCTGTCAGATTAAGTGGAGAGATAAAAGATGGTCGTGCAACATTAATACTTGCCTGGTATGAATGTGAACTTCTATAACGATTATATAAATCTAGCTAGAGATGGACAGAATTGTAAAGACTATGTAAGAGTATTGTAAGGAGAATGTAGATGTTGGAGGAAGAAGAGAAAAATGCCCAAATCATTACAAATGAAAGTCAACAAGTTAGAGAATAAAATCGAAGAATACTCGGAACGTCTTATCAAAATGGAAACTCGAATGGATGAGAAATTTACTTCATTCGAGAGGTATATATCGAGTATAGATCAAAATGTAGGGGAAATTAGGAATTTGATTAAGGAACTTGAACAATGGAAATTGCAAGTTCATGATAACAGTAAAATGCTTAAAGATTTAACCCCAATTATAGATAGCAATACGAAGAGGCTTAATAGTGTGGAGCGTACGATGATAAAATGGTCTGCTGTCATCACGACGATTGTGAGTATTATAACGTTTATTGTAAACAAGTTCCTATGAAGGTCAATAAGAAGATTATAAGTCGGAATTATACGAGGGGTAGAAAAAATCGTCCTATTGTACAAATCGTGCTTCATACGTATGGTGGAAAGGGAACATCTCTATATAATTGGTTTAATAGACCAACAACAAAAGCAAGTGCACATTATGCAGTTATGAAGGATGGGACGATTGAGCAATATGTAGAGGATGAGGATACTGCTTGGCATGCATCGAATTTTGATATTAATAAACGTTCGATTGGAAGTGAGCATCAAGATGATGGAAATTCTAATGATAGTATAAGAACAAATGAGCTTTATAGTACATCATCATGGCTTGTGGCAAGCTTATGTAAGAAATATAATATTCCTTGTAAGCTGCTTACAAAAGAACAAGCAAATGCATATGGAGCGGGTATATCAATTCATCAATATTTTGCTAATAAACCATGTCCTGGAGGGTTAGATATAAATCGAATAATCAATCGAGCTAAATTGTTACTTTTATTCAACATGAAACCACACTATGATCTTGTAAAGAGAAATGATGAATTATGGATGACAAATATAACAGCTGAGCATAGCGGTAAGTGCTTTGTATATGATGATTTTGATGGGCTTGTAGCAGAGCCAAACATAAATACAAAGAATGGGGATTTCAGTGATAGGAAGTTGATCGGACTAAGCAAAAGATTATATACTGTTGATTGGGCATATATAAAGAAAGATTTCGATAATAGGAATTTCGATGAACTCAATAGGAATTTAAAGGATACTCAGCGGGAAGTTCAGAAGCTTAAACAGGAACTTGCAGAGTGTGAAGAAAGATGTAAAGCACTTAGCCAGATAAAAGAAGGAGAATGGTTTGAGAAGATAAAAAAGAAAGATGAGAAGATTAAAGCATTGAATGAGGATTTTGTTGCAAAGGTACAATCTGAAGTTGCAAAGAGTACAAAGACTTTACAGGATAAACTTCAGAAATGTAGGGAGGAATTGAAGTCTAATAGGGAAGATACCGAGGTAAATGCCTCTAATCCTAATTTATTTTTTAAGATAATTAAATGGTTAAGGTCGATTTTCGAGGAATCTTGAGGGATCTCATAGTACGATGTACGAGCAGAAAATTCTTGCTTGCACTCATCGCAGCAGTTGTTGCTTTCGGAAATGCAGCGTGGGACTGGGGACTAACGCAGGATGATCTTTGGGCGGTTTTAATTCCAATTCTTACCTTTATTGGGGTTGAGGGATTAAAAGACTTTAAGACAGCAAATACCGAAAAGAAATAGTTCCGATTATATCGGAATAAGTTTTTACTGCTCGAACTATCATACACCATTGGACTGTTTATTGGGATAAGAAATATAAGGCATGGAGGCAAAAGACACGTTGTAACGATCAGTTTGTTGTTGGTTTCTGTATGGGACTTCTTATCATCTTCTCAATTGCTATGACGATAATACTTATTCTTGCAGCTTGACAATTCTTGCGTAATTGGTGTACCTTTTTGTATATGTAAGAATATTGTCATGAATAGTAAGAGATTAAGGGATATCTATCTTGATCAAACCTATCTACTTCAGAAGAAGAAATCAAGGGAACCAATTCGGGTAGTGCCATGGGGATTAAATTATATCAAATTTAACAGTGGAAGGGATCTGAAACAAACGGAGCTTCGAAGAAAGGAGGTATATGTATCAAATGTCGAAAAAAGTACTAGAAAGGCTTATGAACAATGAAAAGGTTCGTGATCCTAAGAAGATAAAAAGGATCGCAATGGACAATGCTGAAGATCCATTTTTATTGTGGATGCCTTGATAGAGTCTTGATTGTTTATGTTTGCTAACAGCCCTCTGCGAGCACAGAGGGTTTTTTTATTAATAAGCCATTTGCAATGGAGGACGAAAATGGAAATTCTTAATAACTGGAAGTACTTGATACACAGGGGTTTTATGGGTAACCCTATTTGCTCCATTCTGAGAAAATGATCATTTCCCGCGAATTATGCGGGAATTATTTCAGAAATAGATTCGAAAAAAAATTTCGCCACTAAAGAGACAATATTTCATGAACAATCATTTCTTTTTCGACTTCAACCTCTTCTTCTTGAACAAACCGTCTATCTTTTATTCTTTCTAAAGATTCCCTACACTTCTGGTATTTCCTTGGAGGATTTTGCATTTCGGTTCGGTGTGAGTGGTAAAATAAGATGAGATTCTTATTGTTATTATCGGTGAGTTGTTCCATTTTGTATCTTGGCTCACCTATACCTTGTTATCTATTCCAAACTCCGCTATACTTAGGAAGAAGGGAGGGTCGCATAACGGGAAACGAGATCCCTCGCACATTTTGCCGCATCCTTCCTTCTCCTCGATTACTTCCCCAATTTGACAATTCATTCCATTTACATCTTTTGCATTTTCGGACTGGCGTTTGCGGTATACCTATTCTCGTTCTACTTTATTTAATGTCGTATGAGTTTCCGACAGAGACGAGACGCAGGTACTGGCGTGAAGTCTCTCATGAATTTTTAAGTTATCCACTTTCAAACTACTATTCCATCTTTTGAAAGGCAAGAATAAATGGAGAATAATTTGTATCATCTCCTCTTATTCTACTGTCATCAAAGAATGAAAATCATTTCCCGCATAATTTGCGGGAAATGATAAATGTATTGATTATTGTAATAACATTTAGTAGGGTTATATCATATATAATTTATTTGATATGTATTATGAAATTCTCCGAACCAAAGCCCTATACTCGAAGTCCTGCAATTGAGGAGAGAAATATGGAAATTCTACAAGCGTTTCGTGAAGGGAAATCTGCTGAGGAACTCGCAGAAAAGTATCATCTGACAGCTTCTACTGTTCGGTGTTTACCATGTCGATATGGTTATACTATGAAAGACCTTCGCAAAAAGGATGAAAATCGAAATCAATCTCACAAAACAACAGATTGAGCATCTCACAGATACTGATATTGATCGCCGTCATCATGCATGGCGAGCATTTGAGCGTATATTCTCAAAATTATTATGTAGATTAAAGGACATATATGAAGAAGAGCAGAAAGTCAGAGAAAAAGATCAAGAAGAAACTCGAACGAGAACTTAATAAGCTTTGGAGAATGTATATTCTTGAGCGTGCAGATAGCAAGTGTGAGGTATGTCAAACTACAGGAGTTAAGCTAGATTGTCATCATATTATCACTCGCAAGGTGAAAATCCTTAAATGGGACACCGAAAATGGTGTTTATCTTTGTATTAGACATCATTTATGGGGAAAGGAATCTGCTCATGAGGGAGGTGCTTTTTTTACGCGTTGGCTTATGGGAAAAGTCTCTTGAGATCAAAAAATTTGATGCGGTTTTATTAGAGATGTTGTTGGAAGAATTACAGCAAAAGTACGGAAAACTCATACGGCTAAAGGCAAATGGGAGGGTTAAATATATTCTATAAAGGTATTGCAGTATGTATATACATGTGCTACTATAGATTAGTTAAGTTTAGATAGGAGTCAAAATATGAAAGGTTTTATAAATAATCTTGCAGAGAAGGTAAGCGAAATTGTTATTACTATTAAGGAAGATAAGCAGTGGATGGTGACTGCTGGAATAGTAGCTATCCTTTATCTTACTACGGCAGTAATTTGTGGAGGTATAAAGTTTAATGAGGTATTACAATGTATATATGCATGTGTTGCTATGGATTAGCTAAGTTTAGATAGGAGTTAAATGAAAAAGAGTCTAAGGAGGACAAAGAAGAGAATGGATGGGAATGCATGTTACTACTTCCGAGATTGGAAGCGTATAGGAGGGGTACATGAGGAGATCTATGGTAATGTAACAGGAATTTCTGGTGATGTATCAGGAATTTATGGTGATGTAACAGGAATTTCTGGTGATGTATCAGGAATTTATGGTGATGCAACAGGAATTTCTGGTAGGGTATCAGGAATTTATGGTGATGCAA